TTCTAAGGGCAAGTCTCGATTCTCACCTTTGATGAGACCACAGAAATGTGGAACCTTCATTGTGATGAGTTTCGAGTTCTTGCTGCGAAGGCCGACGCGAATTTACGCCGCGGAAAGATGTTCCCAACCACTTGGACCCCCACTCCAAAGGACGAACGCCGCTCACTTCAGAAAAATGCTGATGGAAACTGCCGAATATTTACGATGGCTGACTTCTTGTTCACGGCTGTTGGACGAAGATATTTTCTTTCGTTCATTGCCGCGACTTATAAGTCTCGTCATCATTCATATTCGGCGGTTGGAATTGATGCCTATTCTCCCGAATGGACTTCCCACGTTCGCTATCTTCTTGCGAACTCACCGCACATCATTGGTGGTGATCTTCGCAACTGTGATGGCTCGATCAAACCCCAAGTTCTCGACTGTCTGGCTGACATGGCAAACTTCTACTATGATCTTCACGATCCTGAGTGCTCCTCTGAGGATAATACCGCTCGCCACGTGATAATGGCAATGATCGCGCACGCAATTTGCGTGTATGGATCATTGTTTTTCATGTTGGTGAGTGGGAACCCCTCTGGCTGCTTCTTGACTGTGATTATCAACACGACTGCTCTCATGTACTACCATCGTGCAGGGTGGATGATTTTGGTAAATCCACCAAATAACACCTTGCACGAGTTCGCCTCGAACGTTGCTGCCCGTATCTACGGAGATGACTGTGTCATTTCTGTGACCCCGGAATACATTGGCCAATACAACTTTCTCACGTTTCAAGCCTTTCTCGCTGAGTATGGAATCGACTACACAATGCCCGACAAGACCGCCGACCCAGTACCGTATCAGACTATTCATGAAGTAACATTCTTGAAGAACTATGCGCGAAAGGACGGCAGTTATTGGAAGGCATGTCTCGACAAGAAGACGATTCACGAGATGCTCAACTGGACACGCGAGTGCCCGGACCCTGAAGCTCAGTGTATCGAAAACTGTCAGACTGCGTTGCGATTCGCGTACTTCTGGGGAAAGGAGTACTTCAACTGGCTGCGCTCTAGGATCAATGAAGCTCTTCGTGAGATAGGAGCCCTCCCTTCAGTTCCCTTGTGGACATATGAAGAGAGGGATCTCATTTTCCTCGATTTGCCTCTTGATTTTAGAGTTGCCGTCTGTCGACAGGACGTAAAACAGGCCATCTGTCGCGGCCCATCCATTTCATCGGATGAGGTTTCGGCTGAAGAAGCCGAGTGTCATATGGTAAGCTCACGCCAGCTTCAACCCGTCGCAGGGCCTCGCGATGTCATTAAGACGCCCAGTGCCACTTCGGCTGATCAGGTACTTAATCCTGATCCTCGCTTCCCGCAGAGGTGCTGCTTTCGGATGGCTAATACCCGTCTACCAGATTTTTTCTCTCCCTCCGCTTGGAGTCTTCCGAGACGACAGGCACCAATTTCACCCCTCGAAAATGCGATCCGCGATCGCCTGCTTTTGGCCATCACGGGCATCATTCACTTCTTTACCGAGAGTGAATTCTCTGCCCTGATCGGTCAAAGCAATGATAAGCGCTCCTTCTTCGACTGCGCCTTTTGGACACACTGTCGTGCGTACATCGGTGCTGATGGTCGGTGGTATGTCTTTCGATATGCCACCTTCCATGACCCGATAACGCACACTCCGTTCACTGTCATTGTGTACTATCCCTCTGCCCATTCTCTCCCTGAGATGGCGCGTGAGGTGATACCACACATGATGAAGTCGGATGAAGGAAAGAGTAGCGTCGATGAGCCTGCTATAACAACCACTGCTCTCGACGCTGCTGCCGGTGTCTCTGCAATTGATACAACTGAAATTGCAGAGGTACGGGACGGAGCCGGCTTGGCAATCGTGCCAAAACAGGAACAGTTTCGTACTGAAGCCTGGGATAACACGATGGCGCTTGGTCGCTCCAATCTCTTCGCAACCCTCAACTGGACTAGTACTACCGATCTCGCTCCCGTTCCCGGCGGAACGTTCGTCCTCCCAGACGCACTTCTTGCCAATAATCTGATGGCAGCGCCTTTCGCGACGTATGCGACCTGGTCTTGTGACAAGATCCGCATACATATCGAGTTGGCCGGTAATCAATTCTTCCAGGGGCAACTTGTTGCCATATTTTTCCCTGGGGAACTTGACAACCCTACCCGACTCACTTCGCGAACAGCCATCAGTCAGATGACCCGTGGATACCTTGACGCCAGCCGTAAGGAAACTCTCATCCTTGAACTCCCTTGGACTTCGGCCTCAACGTTTCTCTACACGAGCCCAGTCGCTGCTGGAAACGGATTCCTTTCGACATTTGGTGTTGTTGAGCTTCTCACCTGGCACCAGCTTTACTTCGGTGAAACTGGCGGTGCTACAAGCTTGACTATCAATTGTCGATGTGAATTCGTTAACATTCGTTTTGGCGATCCTCTTCCTGCTGGAAGTGAACGATTCGTTAAGACGATGCGACGCATCGACCCTAAGATTCGACGTTCGGACTATTTTCTACGTGATACTCGAAACCCCCGATACCGACTCATGCTGGATCAGAATTCAGAGGAGGCCGTTGCCCATGGTAATACCTACACTACCGTGTCCAACAACTACGATCATATTTCTGGATCTGTGGATAATCCTATCCGCACTGATGGATCTACGATCGCTCCTTCTCTGGATGCAACGATCCCTGGACCGACGATGATGGACAATCCCTCCTGGACTGCCATGGTACCCCGAATCTGGAATCAGTACGGACCCAACCTCTCCAGTGTAATCGGACCAGTCTTCGCTAACCGTCTTTCGATGTATTCCAACTCCCAGTCTGTTGCTACCCGCAACATCATTGAGGAGTCTGGTGATATAATGGATTTTCGTGAACTTGTAACTCGTTACTCGTATACGGAGTCCAATACCATCAGTGGATCAGTTTTGCCGGGTAGTTATCCGATTACCTTTGGCATCATTGCTCCTATGGAACAAGTGATTTCTGCTCCCCCGACCATCGCTAACCCTGCCGTGAACTTCTCCATTGCGGACAACATCGCTTTGGTTCATGATCGCTGGCGTGGCACTATCAGACAACGTCTGTCTTTTGTCATGTCCGGCTTTCACGAGCTGAAAGTTGTTGTCTGTGCTCACTACGGACAAACGACCGTTCCTGCAACCCTCGACGAAGCCATGGGCCAGTACTACCATATAATTTCGGTTTATGGAAATGCTGGGCCACGCGTCTTTGAAGTTGAGTATCCTTTCTTTTCCTCTTCAGAAATGAAGAAAGTTCCGTTCGGTACAGCTGACACCAACCAACTTTTCGACATGTGCTGTGGAACGTGGAGTATATGGCTATATTCCGCGCTCAATTACACCGCACAGGTCCAAAATTTTGTTGTGATGGACATCTATACCGCAATGGGAGAGGATACTCAATTTCAAGGAGTCTCCACTGGACACGGACTATGGACTTGCTCGACTTCGATTCCTCCCTCGATGAACCGACCCGCGATTGAAGCACGACCCCATGGAGGCGCCAACCTCGACGAATCCGCAAACCCCAACGCTGGACAGCAGTTCAATTCGGATGTTGTATCAACTGAAGTCATCCGACTTGGACCTAAGAGTATGCCGTACACCGGTGGAACCAACCACGTTGTCACCGAGTTTTCTCGAAATCTCGCTGATGTAATTCGTTCTTGGTCTCCGCTAGTGTACTGGCCCCTCGAAGCTGCCACGACTACTGTGACTGGCGTTCCACCATCTCAGTATGGAGTTTTCAATCTCTCCGAGACTGGTGGAAATGAGTTCAACGTTTGGCACGGAACACCTGGTGTCACAGCGTATAAAACTCTTCAGACCTTTGCGACCCTCACCGACCGATTTAGATCCGCTTTTCGGTACCTTCGTGGTTCCCAGCGTTTCTATATCGAGTTGGTTGGTTCGCAAGCCGCTCACAACAGCGTTGCGCGTGTGAAAGTAGCCTTGGTTCAGACTAACACCGACAATATCACCTTGGCGCTAGCACAACCCGGATTTCTTCTCCAACTCACCGCTTACATGGACCAACTGGACAGCGGATTGAGTGAAAGTTTCCCGATCACTGGTGGTCCCACTCATGCCGTCAATACTGCTGCTGTTGGTCGTGTTCACATTCTCGACGACCAACATAAGAGTGGCATCATCGAAATTCCATTCGATGGTTGCTACACTAAGATTCCAGCATTCACTGGCGGAAGCTCTGATCGCGTTTTCTGGAGCTCAATCCGGCAACCGTG